GCGTGAATGCGCCCCACTTTTTGCCCGCAAATTCAATTTCCGTCGTGTTGACCGCATCCTGATAGTCCAACGCCCATTGCACATCAAACGTTGATTGCGTGCGTACAATCGTGAATTCCGCGTAAAAGACCTCTTGCGGCGCTGCGGGGTCGTAAGGATCGCCCGCCGAATTGAGAATATCGAGGTTGTTAATGTGCTTTTCAGCGGCTACCGTTTTCCGCCAAAACTTGAACGACTGCGAATCGTTCTTAATCGGCGAGGTCGTTGGTGAGGCCGTGCTACCCNNNNGGGTTGACCGTCGGCACTTTGTACGAAACGGTCACATGCCAAAAAGTTGGGTTTTCGTCATCGGGTACGCCTTGCTTGCCCGTCGCGTAAGCCGACGAATCTTGCGGATGCTGCGCACCAATAGCAGGGATAGAATTCGTGCCGTCCGTTGCGGTAATTGCGGCCGTATGATTGTCGTGAACTTCGGCGAATTCAACAAGGTACTTGAGCGGATACGCGCCGCCGCTTTCGACGTCAACGCCGCCGCTTTCAGGGGGAACCGGAATTACTTCAATGACTGTCGGCATTACTTCACCTTCAAGAGGCCCGCTTTTTCGAGCGCTTGAGTTTGTTTAATCACGTTCTCAAGTTGGCGCTTTTCTAAGTTTTCAATGCGCGCCAAAATGTCTTCAACCTTATTGCCTCGTTGCCCGTATTCTTCGCGGAAACGGAGCGACGCCGCCTCTTGCGAGCCTGCCACCATTGCGCCCGCGAATTGCTGTCCGGCGGCCTTCACGTCGTTCGCGACATCCTTCCACACATTGCCAATGGCAAACGCCTTTTCCTTTTCGTTCAGCCCGCCGAGATTCGCAATCGTTTGGATTTCTGCAATTTTGTTGCGGAACTTTTCCAGCGGGTTCATTTGTTCGCGAATGTTTTTCCCGAACTTGATTTGATCGGCGTTGAGCTTCGCAGGCTCAATGTTGAAGCCGCTTTCTTTGCCGAGTCGCGAAATAAACTCGTTGTTGACGATACTTGCAAGCGTGTGGCCCGCGCTTTCGCCAAGCACCGCGCCGAGCGATTGAAAGGCGACGTCGGTCATCTGTTCGCGGAGACTTGCGCCGAAATTATTTTCTTCGCCCCGCTTGTCGANNCTTGTATTCCGCCGCCGCGTTGAGCATTTCGAGCGGCTTCGTTAGGCGGTCAAAGATTTCGTCGATGCCTTTGGCGATTTTCACGGTGTCGAATTTGCCCGTTTCAAAGCCCATGTCTTTGACTTGGCCGCCAACGTGCTTAACTCCGTGGCCTTCGTTCAGGTCATACAGCCCGAGGCCAATTCNNCTCCTATACCCCGCAACCCTTCTGTCGTCGAAGCCGTTAAGCTTAGACAGAATCTCATTCATGCCGCCGAGCGTATCGCGCATTTCGTTGACGAGTTGCGCGAAGCCAACCGCCGCGCTTTTCGCCAAGCCAAATAGCGCCGTACCCGCTTCAATCGCGAGTTTTTTTACGTCGCGCAGAAAGGGACGAATCTTGTCAACCGAGCCGTCGCCAAGTGACGCTAATTGCGAGAGTCGTTCAATCGCCGGTTTCAGGCCAAATTCATCAATCAGGGCTTGCCCGAAATTCGCACCCAGCACTTGCACGTTGTCTTTGAGCGACGACAGCAAGCCGTTGAACGTCTTTGACTTTTCGGCCATCAGCCCGAAGAATTGCCCGCCTTCCGACGTCAGCGATTGGATGGCTCGCTGTAAATCGGGGAAGCCTACCTTGCCCGTTTCGATGAGGTTGCCAAGTTCGGCTTCGGTAACGTTGAACACCTTCGCCAACGCGGGCCGCAACGGAACTTGCCGCTCCGCGAATTGGTTGAGTTCTTCGCTTGCGAGTTTGCCCTTGGCCCGCACTTGCACGTAAGCCGTGGCGANGCCCTTCAAGCGCTCTTCGTCGCCTTGCGCTAAATCACCAAGCGTTCGCAACGTGGGAATGATTTGATCTTGAGCGATGCCCGCGCCGATAAGCGTTTGCGCGAGATTGGACAAGCCCCCGGACGTCAACGGGGTTTCGCCAGCGAGTTTGCGAATATCGTTGAAGAGTTCTTTTGCTTTGCCCGCGTCGCCGAGAAGTACCTTGAAAGATGCCTGTGTGTCTTCGACTTCCGCCGCGAGCTTCACCGATTCGACGACGAGTGCCGAGAGACCGATTCCAGCAAACGCCCCGCCAATCAGGGACGCGGGCGAAGTAATCACATCCATGACGCCGCCGATGACTTTGCCGGCAATGCCTAGTACTGGCGAAATCGCCGAGACGACCCCTGATGCCATGCCCTTGACGAAGTTCTGCGTTTCGCTTTCGGCTTTCTTAAGTTCTTTGGTGAGAGGGGAAGCGTTGCCGGTGATTTGAACGGCGAGCGAACCGATGTTAGTTGCCATCTTTCACCGCCGTTTTTACCTTACCGCCATGTGCCAGCGTCCAAGCCCGCATTTGGGCCATGATCTCTTTTGCCGTCTGCTTTTTCTTCGGAATGAACGAAGGAATAAAATCGTCAGGCTTGAACGTCTTCGCGTCTTTGCCCCGAAACGGCGTACAGTTCGCAACCGTGCTTGCCAAAATCCCCATGCGTAAATCTTCGCGCCATTGGCTTTGTGGATCGAGCATTTCCGCCGCCATCAGTTCGACGAAATGCTCTGACGAAATAGCGTCTTGCAACTCGTCAACCGTTCGCCCGTAACGCCAGCTAAGTTCGATCCAAAATGCGCGTTCTGGATCGCTGATTAGTTTTTTTTGGCGTCATCCAGTGACGTTTTGAGCATCGCATTTGCTCGCAAAGCCTCTTCGCCGATTCGCTCAATGACGACAAGATTGTTGATTTGCGCCTCAACGTCGGCCGCGTCTTTGTAAAGTCGCAATCCGTCTTCGTTGCACGCAAAATACGCTACCGTTTTCGTCATCACGGTAAAATTGTCGTCGTCTTCGTGGAGCGTCTTTTTGAATTCGGCGCGCTGGCGGCCCGATACTTTCGCCACCATCACGCCGCAATCGTCGCCCCATTGCGGAATCGGAACGGGGACAAGGCCAAGTGTTTCCTTGGCCGCAATTTCCAACGTTGTCAACACTTTCATGAATCAACTTCCTCTTACGCGTAACCGGTAAACTGCGGTTCGCCGTTCACGCAAATATCGAAATCCGACAGCATCGCCGTATCCGATTCGGGATCGGGAATCGGTTGGCCGAGTTTGCAAATGAAGCCGTGAAACTCGCACTTGCTTGTATGTGTGCGGTCATCGTCTTCGGGGGCTTCGACCTTCCACCATGCTTCGGTGCGATTCTTCGCCATCGTCAACAGCGTCGCATAGTCGGATTTGTCGAAGTAAATCTTCGTCGGCACATCGCCCGCGTCAGCCATGCCCGGCCGCTTGCGTTTGAAAATTCCCGTCTGATTCAGCCGCGTTGCTTTCACTTTCCCGACGGTAACTTCGGGGAAAGCCGTCTCCGTGATTTGGCCCAACTCCGTGTACGAAGCCGCCGGGGTTTCGGGGTTGTTCGGGTCATACGTGCCGTAGGACAGTTTTGCGCCTAGCGGATGCGTTGCGTTGTCTGACATATCGAAACCCCTTTACCCGTTGAACCAAATTTTGAGGTCAAAACCTGCGTAATAAATCCGCGCCTCTTGCGCGCTCGCTGGATCAATGGCACCATGTTGCGCCGAATCTTCCACGACAAAACACGATTGCACAAACGCCGAAGCGTCAGCGTTGCCCCATGAGCCTTTGAAGCCATCCAAGCCGCCGTCTTCCGCTCGCGCGCCAACCAATTCCGCGAGAGCGTTCGCGTGTTCCTTTGTGCCGAAGAAATCCACTTGATAGCGCACCTTCGCCGATTTCAGCGAACCGCTCAGCGACTTATGCCGCCCGCCGCTGATTAGCGTGAGGCTCGCATACGGAAGCGTTTCGCCCTGCGGAACGGCTTCGTCAGCGTACACGCGACTTTCAAGCAACTCCGCCACTCCGGGGACGGCAAGCACCGCCGCACGAAGGGCTTTGTCAATCGAAAGACGCGCCGCCATTTACGCAACCCCTGCGTTTCGCAACGCTGTTTCTAACCGCATCCGAACAATGGTCCGAACCGCGTTCATGTTCCGATCGAGGGCGGGACGTAAGAACGGCTGCGGTCTCGCGCCCGGATGAAACGGTCCATGATTGCTTTGTTTGCCAATCTGACCGGGCTTGCGGCCTAGTCGGTCGCCTTTTGTCAGCGTGTGTCGTCGCGTTCCGTACTCGACCAAGTGCGCATAACGAACAGGATCAAGACCAAGAGAAACAGCCTTGCGCCCGGCCTTGCTTTTGCCGAACGCGGTCGTTTGATTCGTCTTGCGATTCTTTCCTTTACCGAATGCCCCCTTGAGCTTTCGCGGTCCAACGACGCCAAAAATAGTGTCCTGTTTCACCACGATCTTGATTCCAAGCGACGCCCGCAAAGAGCCAGTCTCAGCCGGAACCGCCGCCTTTGCATCCTTCAGAACGAGCTTGCTCGCCTCGTTGATGGCCTTGCGTAACTCCACCCGCGCAATCTTTTTGTTGATCTCGCGGAGCGCCTTGAATAGCTCAGGCGCGCCCGTCACGGTTGTCTTGATCGCAAAGGCCATTGCCGCCCCTTACGCGATGAGTGCGCCGCTACTGTTGAGGGCGATACGCAAGTTGCTTGTTGTCGTGGCGACGCCGATGATTGTGGTTCGCATTCCACTTGCCAAATCCGCCGCGGGGCAAATTGCGCCCGCTGTCGCCGACAGACAGTAAATCGTTCCAATGGTCAGGATCGCACCCAAGCCCAAATCGTTGCCGACGATGTAGGAAATTGGTTGACCGGCAAGCGCATCGTTTAACGCGATTCCTTTGCACGTCGCGATAAGGGCCGTCGCTCCGTTCGCATCAGCCAACTTGATTTTGTTGCTGTCGGTCGTGTCCTCGTAGACCGCTTGGCCGGCGGTCACGGTTGCGCCTGCGATCCCGTTCACAACGGTTGAATTCGCGCCCTTGATGACGTTCGCTTTTGTGATGGTCAAGTCAGCCATTAGGACACCTTTTCTTTGCAGTAAAGCCGCGTGACGCGGTTCGCTTCGTTCACGTTTTCGACAAAGATAATCTCAAACACTCGCGCGCCGAACACTACCCGATGTTTCGGCGTCACGTTGGCGAGATAGCGCATTTCCAGCACGTTCGACACGTCGGCCATGATCGAGTCGGCTTGCACGTATTCGCGGCCCGTTCCGGGGTTGATGCTCGCCCAACGTTTCGCGAATTCCGTCGCGACTTCTGCCGGACTGCCGTCGTCGCCTGCTTGCGTCCGAATCGTCTGAATCACAATGCGCTTGTCATAAAGCCCGAAACGCGCGGGGCGGGTTTGCGTAACTGCCGTTTGCATCGCTACGCCCTCCACGCATCGACGACATTTAGCGCGGTGTTTATTTCTTCGTTGGTTCGTTCGTCGGGGCTGTAATCCAACTCCGGCACACGCCACGCCATCACGATTGATTCAACGCCCATCGGCAATTCGCGGGGGTTCCAGTCAACCACCGCCGAGCGATTTTCGTACAAGTGGCTCAGCACCAAATACACCGCATCGACCAACGGCGACGGCACAACGGCATTACTCGAATACCCGGCGCTGAATTCCACGATGACCGAGCCTTGCCGTTTCAACGCATCCGTCGGCCATTGGTCATTCGCTGCCGGTGCGATGATTCCCGGTTCGCCGTTGACGTCCGTGTAATAGTCGCCGACGGTCAGCGTTTGCGTGTCGCCGTTCGCATCGACATAACGAAACGCACTAACCGACACCAACGGCGAACGCGCCACGCGAATCGGCTCATGACACGCCGGGAACCGATCCAGCGATTGCCGGAACGTCTGCCCCAACAAGCTACGCCCTGTTGCTTCTTCAATCAGCGCGATTGCGGACTTTAGCTTTCGCGTGACTTGCGCATCGTCGGCCGTGAAATCCAACTCGATACGCAGATGGTCTTTGGCTTCGTTCAGGGACAATGGCCCCGACGAAGGCAATGAGTAGCCGGTAACGAGTTGGAGACCGATCATTAGGCTTTTGCTTCCGTCTTCGGTTCTTCGACGAATTCAGCGAAGCCCTTATCCACCAGACGCAACGCATCGGCTTCGTCCCATTGCACGATCGCGCCCGGGTCGAACGCCCCACGATCGGTAGCCAAGCCGGTTCGCAGTTTGATTTTGACTAGCTTCTTGTTCACAAAGCACCGTAAAAGTAAGGGCGAATAAGAGCGCGGCGAGGGTGCGCCGCGCGGGGTTTACGCTTGAATGAAGTGGCGAATCGGATGCGTGCCGGCGTCCAACACTTTCCCGTCACACCGATTCCAAGCTACGAAACCTTCTTGGTCCGCATCCGCGTATCGCTCGACCAAGCGACGCAGGCGGATTTGCCGTACTTGGCGAATCTTGTACTTCTTGAAGTCGCCGTAAAGGATCGTTTTTGTGCCGGTCGCAATGCTCGATTGCATTTGTTGGTTGATCGACAACGGCGAACCTAGCAACTTATCAGGGATGCCGAAAGCAGGGGCTTCCATGAACAAGTAGCGGTTTTGCGAGTCTTTTAACTTGCGAATCGCCGCAAGAATGTTGTCGTGCATCATCCAACGGGCATTGCGACGATACGCCGGGTCTACCGTGTGTTGGAAGGTAATCAACTCATCCGCCGCAATGGCGGTTGCACTCGCGGCCGTCGTGCCGAGCGTCGAACCAACGACGACGCCTTGCGGAAGGCTTGAGCCGGAACCAGCGCCCGTGGTGAA